TCGTAAACAAAATGGATCAGTTGGCAATGCAAATTGATTAGCATATTCAAATGCAGGTGCTGTTGATAACTTTGCTAAATTTGCCCTGTTAATAGCAAAATTCCAAGTATGTGATCTTAATACTGCATCTCTTGATGGTGCATAAAATGCATTACATAACCTTGCTCTTTCACTATCTTCTGTTAATGATGCGATAGGACTATCGCCCAACCTTCGTAGAGCATTTGAACATATTGATACTTCTGTTGCCATAATACTCCTAATGTAACAAAAAGGGGGTCTTTTGCAACCCCCAAATTGTAGTCTATTGTTCTAATCAGTTATATAAGTAACTACCATAGTAATATCACCTGCTGCTGCTGTTGCTGCTGCATTGGACATTGTTAGGGCAATTCTTAATGGAACTCCGGGGTCTTCTGACAGACCACCATCTTCCCATGCATGATTAGCTATTGCATTGACATTCTTTGCTTCAAATGCAACTTCAACACCTGCTGTGTTTGCTGCTTGTAAAGTTGTTATAGCTGTTGCATAACAATCTTCATCAATAACTGCATCTGCTGCTGTTTCAGTACCACCAATAGTAAACTTACTAGCTCCATTATATAGACCTACATTAGCTGCTAATGATGGTGAACCATTTGAATCAAGATCATCATTGTAAAGTTTTATTGACATGACTTTTGCATTTGATGGAATTTGTGCCATCATGATTACATCATCATTATCAATATCGCCTGTACCTGCTGCAATAGTATCAGCAAATACTCTCATCTTGCCATGAACACTTCCGACTTCGGAAATGACTCTGGGAGATGCATCTAAGTTTGTAATTTCTACAGATTTAGCTGTTGCCATGATTTACCTCCCTATGACTCTGTACAAGCAATTTCTACAACTTTTTCGTCTTCTACTCTCGTAGCTCCGATTGTCATTGATAAAAATACTTGTGTTGCATAGTTCTTGTCAGCTCTTTCAGAGATTCTTGTTTCAATATCTCTGCCAAGTGCAAGACCTATTGCAGATTGACAAAAACCAAGTACAGATCGATTACCATCACTATCTGTGCTTAGTCGTTCACTTCTAATAAAGTTAAATCCTAAGAAAGTATCTAACTCACCTTGTACAAGTGCTTTAACAGAATTAAAATCTGCTGAAGTAATAGTTGTGCTACCTAAAAGGTCGCTTAACTGTTTTGCAGACACAACCATATATCTTGGCTCATCTGGGTCAGTATCAGCAGCATCTAATACTTCTTTTGCACTAATTAATTTTGCTAGAGTTAATCCAGCAGAAGCATGAACAATTTTCTGTCCAGAAGGTAATGCCACAGTTGTACCGCCAGATACACCACCGAAAGCATTTCCACTAGCAGCAGCAATAATTGCATCATCCATTGCTCTACCCATTGCCCAAGCACCACTCATTGCATACTCAGATTGTGGGGAGATTAACATTCTAACTTTGTCCTCTTGGTCAATCAGATCAGCCCAATCATAATCATCCATAGTAACTTTCCTTCTTGAGTGAGGGGTATCAACTCTAGGTGTATCACTATGTCTTGATGTTCTTTTAAGAGCAGCAGTATCACCAATTCTTTCAAAAAAGTGCGATTTACCTGTTACAGTTTCTGTTCTTACTGCATCTCTTAATCTTGAACCTTTCTGTTGTGCCAAATGGAACACATTGCTTTTATATTGTTCTACAAAAGCTGTAGTAATTTGAACACTCATTACAGTTCTCCTTAATAAAATTAATATAATAATTTATGCAGTTTTTGTCCTAAAAAAGGGAAACCTCGTTTATAGTCGTTAGACTTTATATACTGTTATCCGTAAGGGCAGTACACACAAAAATATTATATCATACTTTTTTAAGAATTACCATATACTTTTTCATGTAGTTGTCGCATTTTTTCTACAGCCGGTTGATGATCCTTATGTCTAGGATTATGATAAGGATGATCTGGATTATTAAAAGTATCTTGTATCTCTTGTTTTGCATCTAATGGTGATGTTGCTAAAGTGTTATTTTGTGTATTTTGTGCCATATCTTCAGTAATATCTTTACCTAATCTAGCAAACAAACGAACAACAGCAGGATGATTTCCTGCTTCTGTTGTTGCTAAAATTTGTTTTATTTCATTATCTCCATACACATCAACAGCTCTTTTTGCAATACGAACTTGGTTATCATAGTCATAACCCCATTCTTTTTTTAAAATATTTTCATTTTCTTGTTTTTGTACATCCATTTGAGATGCAAATAATTCACCTTGATTTTTAATAGTATCCATTTGATAATTTACCAATGCTTCAACTTGTTGTTGGTTTAATCCAACTTGATGAGCTACATTTTTAAATTGACTTATCTGATCTTGGGTAAAATATGCAGAATAATCTTCTGGTACATTTACTTCATATTTATCAGCAGCTTCTGGTCTGCCTAGTTTATTGTAGACTTCCATTCTTTCTTCATCAGTTTTAGGTATAGGAATACGATTACCTAATACTTTTTGCTGATGTACTACTGTTTTAGCTAATGACTCTACATCTTTAAAATTAGATAATGTAGGATCATTTTTTAAATCTTCTGGTAAGTTTGATCTCCAATCTTGATTATCACTTACAGTAGACCCTAAAACTGTATTATCTTCTACAGGTTGTTCTACAGGGTTACCTTCTGTTGTGGTCGTTTCTTCAATCATTTTTTTGCTCCTTTAATAGATTGATTATTCGTATTATAACAGCTCGTTGACCTTCCTTATATGCTGTTTCATAAGGACAACTATCAAACGAACTTCTATGATAATAAGCAGACTTTAAATCTGCTAATACTTCCTTCCCTTCTCCAGAGTCAAAAGTAATTCTGTACATTTTTTTTAATTCTTTTAGTTCCATTATTCAACTAGACCAAGTGCTCTTGCCGATTGTTCTACTTGCTCTGCACCTTGTTGTGCTTCTTGTGTACCTAACTCTTTAATAGCTTGGTTTTGTGTAAGTGCTGTTTGTGCCTGTTGTTGTTGCATAGCCATTTCTTGTGCTTGTTGCTGTTGTTGTGCTCTCATTTCTCTCATCTCTGCAACTTCTTCTATACCTCTTAATACAGTTTTAGGAACACCAAGTAAGTTTGCTCTAGTTCTAATTGCAAGATCATGATTTATATTATCCATGATAGTTGGATCAATCTGACCTACTTGCATAGCTAATGCATATAATCTATCAATAGCAATAGATTCTTCCATTCTTTGTGATCGTGCTAATGGTCCTACATATTCTACATCTACTGTTTGACCTTGTATTATTTCTGGTGCAGGTATTAATGCTTCTGCTCTTAGCATAATACCAAATACTCTTTCAATTAATGGATTCAAAAACTCACTTTGAAATCTTCCTAATGTTGGTCCTAACAATCTTTGCATCAATTCATATCTAACTTGTACCTCTGTTGCTGTCATTTGAGGACCTTGTTGTAATTGTAGTTGATCAGAATAATATGCTTGTCGTATTGCTGTTCTTAATTGATTTTCTTTCATATCTGTAATCTGCCAATTAGTGCCAATAGGTAATGACCTTACAGACCCTTCATTCCTAACAACAGTTATACCGGCAGGGGTTGTTCTAACTCTACCAATAACACCATCATCTGTTACAAGTAATGGTGGATCAATAGCTTTTGCCCATGCTTTCAATCCTATCTCTACTGCTTTGTTTAATGTTTTAATATCTGGTAATGCATTATAGCTAGGTGATCTTCCATATATTTCACCTGTTGCTTTTGACCACCTTGGTACAAGATATGGAAACTCATTGTACCCACCTTCTCTAACTGACATTTTATCTTCTACACATACATGGCAACTATAAAAAGGTAATTTTGTTTTTACTTTACCCATAGACCTTTCATAGTCTTCTGTTGGCTCAACTGCATGAATAAATGTAAATTCTTTATCTGGTTTGTCTTTTGCTGCTTCTATAATTTTTTCACCAACATTATCTTCCCCAAACTCTTGTAGTGCTTGTCGTGCTGTTAAATTATATTTACGATATACTGTGTCTATTCTTCCATCATTATTTTCTTTAATATAAAACTCTTTGATATGTAATGTATTAAAATGTATACCACCTTCAGCAAAACCTTTTTTACTTTCTTCTACAAATAATGCACCTGTACCTATAGAACATAGATCAAGATATAACTCATGTACTTCTGTGTTAAAATTAGATTCATTAAATAGGTCATACATTCTTTTTGCTGAGTTTTCTAACCACAACTGTACATCTCTGTTTTGATTTAGTTCAGCACTTCTTAATTTAAGATGAAACCATTGTAATGATGGTGATGTTAGTGTTCCATGTAAACTTGCAGCTAATAAATTATTTGCAGTTATAGCAGTAGAATCAAATAATACTTCTGTTCTTTTCTCGCCTTTTTCTCTTTTAGATACTACTTCTGCTTTTCGTGGCATTACATAATCAAGAATATCTTGCCAATGCTCTTCCCAAGTTCCTCTATGACTTTCTAGTTGTGCAAGTCTTTTTTTTATGTAATCAAAATTTGCCATCAGGTCATTCTATTTGGAGGTTTTGTTCCACCCAATAATGTTTGTGCAGTTTGTGCTGGTTCTTTTACTCCTTCTCCTGATGTAAGTAGTGTTCCATAAGAACCTTGTTTTCCAAGTGCTATCATTCTTTGTCTTTCAGCTTCTAGTTTTGCTTCTGACTCTGCAACCTTATCATCAATTTCTGGCATTGGTTGTGGTTGTGGCATTCTTGGTGTTTTCATTCCTCCACCCATATTATCCTCCTAATGTTGTTTTGGTGTTAGCATCTTGTTGTGCTCCTAATGTAGCTCTTACTCTTTCAGGTCTTTGAGTTTCTTTTTTCATAATAGATTTAGAAGGTCTTTGTTGTTTTGGAACTTTTGGTGGTTTTACAATAGCTCTACCAAACTTACCTAACTGTCTAGTTGTTCCTGCTTTTCTTACTTTTTGTGGTGCACCACCCATTTATATATCCTTATAAATATTTACATTCATTTCTAAGCAAACCATATAAAACAGCATCATAATATTTAAGACCATCTTTAATAACTTTTCTAATAATACCTTCTTGTTTGAATCCTGCTGATTCAATTAATTTTCTACATCTTGTGTTATCTAGTTTTGTCATTGCAGTTACTCTAACACACTTACAAGTATAAAAGCAATACTCAAATACTTGTTTTGCATAACTCCTTCTCATAGCTCTTGGGTTATCAAGTGCTAAATGCATCCACATATTAAATCCGTCATAATGAGAAAATATAGTTCCTCCCACTATTTTGCCATTTTCATAATAACCAATGTGCGAAAAATCAGTATCTACTCCTTGAATATTTGCTCGTGGTGTTACAAACTTCAGAACTTCTTGTGCAAGTGATTTATCAGTTTTTGCAACAATCATTGACCAAGAATAGTTCTTGCAGTTGTAGCTTCTTCGCCACCCCCAAGTGTAGTTCCTTGTCCATAACCCATACCTCTCACTTTACCTCTTAACCTTCTTTCTCTAGCTTCCTTTTTTTTTGGTTCTTCAACCGGAGGAGGTGGAGGTGGTGGAGGTGGTGGAGGGGGTGCACTAGGTCTTGAAAAAAACCCCATAAGTAAATCCTTTCATATTAATATTAAGCTCGTTTTATTTTACTTGTTTTTTTTCGTTTTACAAATGTTTTTACATTAGTAGGTTTTCCACCCACACCTTGAGCTTTTGCTCTTTTTCGTGTTACTGCTGATCTAATTTGAGATTTACTCATTGATCTTGCTTTTGCAAGTGGTACACATTTAGGGTATTTTCTTTTGCTTTTTGTTGCTGACTTACGACCACAGGGTTGAAACTTGCCTTTTTTCTTTGGTGCTCCAATATCAACCCATTTTTCTTTTTTAAACCATTTAGTCAACCCACCTTTTGGTTTTGCCATTATCCTGTCCTATATCCTCCACCCCTTTTTTTATAAGTCTTAACTAACCATGCATTAGCATAAGCTGAAGGATATACTTTAAATTTTCTTTTTGCTTCTGATTTTACTCTTGAGTATAAAGCAGAATTAGTTGGTATAGCTCTTTTGCCTTTTGTTTTTTTTACCATATTAACCTTTTGCTACTTTCTTTGCTCTTTTAGATAAATCTTTAAAATGAAATAGTTTTTTACTTGTTTTAGTATGTGTTTTACCGGTATGTAAAGTACCATTTGGCATTTTATGCATAGTGCCTTTATGTTCTTTACCACTTCGTAAATAATGTTTTACACCTTTGCCCATTATGCTTTTCTCATATTAGACTTTTTTTTCATCTTAGACTTCATAATCTTTGCTTGAAGTTGTTTTGGTAATGTCTTTTGTTTTTTTGTTAGCATTTTCTTTTTTGATTTTGTTTTACCTTTTGTTCCATAATGTCCAGGCATTTTTTTCTCCTTTAAAATAAGTTAAACTCAGAGTCCGTTTGTATCTGCATAGGTTCAGTATTCCTTGTTCTTGCCTTTCTCAATGACATTACTGCATATCGCAATGCAGATATTATATCATCATTCATAGGAATAATCTTACCATTCTTCCTGTGATACAATCGTATCTCTTCTAGAATCTTACTTTGATTAGAAAATATTTTCAACCTCTTTGTTTGAAATCTTGTCAACATCTCCATTACACCTGCTTCTACACTTATACCACCACTACCTTCTTTCATTCCATTTTGTGGTGGATTTGTAAAATGCTCTCGTAATAGATTTACACCCTCATCTCTATATTGCATAGCAAGACTTTTACCACTACCCTTGTCTGCTTGTCTACCATCCATAGGATATATAACAGGTATCCATTTACCTCGTGCTTTTATTGCTGATGCATGAACAGGTACAGTTTCTTG